TAGCCCCTAATGGGTGGTTTCTAAAGTCGTGGTAATAAAGTCTGTCAGTCATCCCATACAAATCTATGAGAGATTTGAACGAGCTCTCCATGCAGTGAATCTCTTCTGCGCACTCTATAACTTTGAGAAACNAAAATATATTTTCCGTGTTGTCATTTTCTACGACGAAAAGATCCTTGTTAATTTTTTCTCTGTCTATTTCAAAACCTCTTCCAGGGTCATCATGTAAAAATAAGAAAGGTTTTCCCTCAGGGTTGAGCTTATTTAAAAGGCGCTTTTCTTCTTCTTCATCTCTCCGACAGTAAAACTCGTCAACCCTAACATTATAAGGCACATCAACCTGCTCATAGAAATATTCCCAACAGTTTTTGTTTTGTTCCACCTCCGTACCGAACGGATAATTCTCAAATCCTATTCTTAAAAACTTTTTAATTTTGGTCCTCGTCATATAGTCATGAACTTGAGAGTGTTCGTCCCCATGCCTGTCAATTTCAACCACAATAATGTTATCTTCATCTCTATACATGTGGTCAACCATAGAATAGTAATTGGATTTCGAAAACACNTGAACTCTATCCACATCGGGCTCCTTCAGGTAATACCTGACAAGTCCATTCAAANCAANATGATCTCCCAATCCGAGATGGTGATGTATACAGAGGTCATTCATCACAAAACAGACTCCGTAGTTTCTGGAGACCATCTATAAATATGCAACCAATCGTCCTTCAAATAAACACTGTTCTCTACCTTAGGGTAAAGTCTATCGAGCCAGTCTATGTCTTCACAGGATTGCCCTGAATTGCCGTGCGCATACTTCTCTCGAAAAATTTCCGACTTCGCAAGAGAAGATTTCCAAACACACCAATGCCACGGCATTCTTAGTGTGTCTAAGTATTTCGACATGTCATACGGGTCCAATCTCACTTCCTCTTGTGGGTTTCCCATCGCAGCAAACACTCTAGCCTTTTTTCCAGATAAGAAACACGTTTGATTAAAAGAAATGACGTCTGCCTCGGAGTTATCCTCAATGGCTTTGGTAATTGTTTCGATATAGTTATCAGAAACATCATCATCGTCATCGAGCCATGCAAGGTACTTCCCCCTGCACATCTTTAGGAGCTCATTTCTCTTTTCATAGATATGAAATGATTTGTTGTCCATTAACGACAAGACCTCCACATCCTCTCGGTCTCCTATTTGATCCAGTAGTTTTTTTAGAAGTGGTCTCACCACGTCAAACCGAGTAGGGATGGACAGAATTAATATACTAAATTTAATTTTATCAGGGTTTTTGGGCATCGTATTCTCTTCTCATGAATTCTTGAAAGTATTCTGTAGCGTCCAGAATTCTCCCACAACCTGCGTAGGCTTGTCCCACGAAATGCTTAGAGTCTCTCTCACCTGGAAATGTAGTCTTGTCAAAGAACGAATCATGCACTAACGAATCCTCCCTGACAATAGGAAAAATTATATCTCGTAAAAATTCCTGATCAGACTGCCAATAATCTCCCATATCATAGGAGTTAAGCAATTCAACCATATTGGAAAGTAACCCTTTCCTCACACCCCACATACCTCCCAAAATAGAAGTACCGTGATAAGGGTGATCTCTCATTATGTGGAACCTTTTGTCACTTTGTAGCCATTCGTCAACGGCAGTTTTTTCTCTAAACCACACCCTGGAATCGCAGTCCCTAATTATGAGGTTTTCAATATCGGGATCGGAAGCTGCAGCAAAACGCCAAAACATTCCTATAGCGTTGCCTCCAGGTGCACTCTCTCCCATCTCACATATCTCAACATTATCAAACTCTTTTAGAAGTGAAACTATATGTACTGGAGTGTCAGTGCCTACGTAAAATCTACATACCCAGCCAGGATACACCAGCCTGGCAAGACTAGCATTTTGAAGTGCGCCGAGCGTGTATCTTGTGTTCTCACCCCACAAAGAAAAAGCAATAACGCTTTTGCTCATGAGTATTTCTTCCTCAACTCCGTATCCTGTCTCAGATGTTCCTCGAACTTGGAAGGATCGGTGCTTACCCCTTTTGGATTAAAGTAGTAACTGCCTATAGGTTCCTTAACTTTCATAAACCTGAAACCTTCCTTAGACAACCGTAGCCACATTTCATAATCACCAGATATGGTATACTCTGGATTAAAATTACCAGACTTTACTATTACATCACGCTTTAATAATGGGAACGGACCACAAAGACATTGCTGTAGCATGTTCTTATGTGAATACTCGGGCCAGTCGTAAAGCTGAGTTATGGTAGAGTGGTTTTTATCATTGGTAACAAGACACCTTGAATAGAAAATATCTATATCGGGTTTTGTAACGGCATACCCCAACATAGTAGTCAGAGCCCCTGGGAACAACCTGTCATCTGTATTAACGTTCATGACGTAGGGAGTAGTAGCCTCATCCAAAGCACCGTTCCACGCCTCGTAAACACCAACTCTGGAATTGTAATCCCTGAAAATAACTTTTATCCCTTCCCGGAATTTATACTCTTTAAAAAACTCCCTAGAACCGTCATCAGAATTAGCATCACATACTACAAGGTCAAACGACGAGAGCATTTGAGAATTTATAGAGTCGCAATACCCCTCCACCCACTCTGCCGAGTTGTAGTTAGAACATAAAATTGTTACGAGATTTCCAGACATTTCTCCCATGCTTCAAATATCTCGTCGTTAGTCATTTCGTACGGGGGGCCGAGAAGATTTTGCTTATCGACAAAAGGGTTAGCAGACTCTTCTCCCCAGTATTCAGTTCCAGTTCTCTCACATTCTGGAATAATAAAGTTAAATGTCTCACTTCTGGAAGCATGAAAGACTTTATTAGTGGAGTCATACATTTTCTGTTTATCGTCCTCATGTCCCATCATAGTGATAATGCCTTCATCTGCGTAAGGTTTTACCCGAGAGTTAAAATATGGCTCGTCAGTTATAAAACCGTACAACCGTATTTCTTTATACCCTTCTTCTAGTGCCTGCCTAATAGCAACATGAGTTCTTTTGTTTTTATCGATGCTTCCAATTACTGCAGCCACACCCTTTGATTCCTTTTTGTTTTTTTCTAGGGGGGTGACAACATTAGGAATAACAAATCCTGGTTCGTTGTGCCAATTCTTTTGATGTTCCGACACGAAATGAACCTCATCCCAAAACTTTTTCATAGAGGTTATAGGAAACAGAGCTTTTTCATGGCATGTTAGGATAACTTTCTTAGACTCAGGAGGCCTAGAAGGAAATTTCAAATAATGCAGCAGAAGGATTTCTCCGTCTTCATTTACAGCCGCGTCATCCGGGTTAAGAAGGGCTCCGTTACACTTGTCTAGATGCCACTCTTGTGGTCCATAGAAAGTACAGTCCAAACCTTTCTCGTTGAAAAGGTTACATAAGTTTATATTAGCCACCGTGGAACCCCCGGCCTGAGTAAATCCTGAAATTATTTTGATTTTTGGTGTTTTCATAGAAGTTTTATCTTTTCGGTCTTTAGCAAGTTCTTGTATAAGTCATAACGAGCACCGATATGATTATTTATATTAAAGCGCTCATCTGTAAGTTGCTTCAAGTTATTCCCCATCTCGATTCGATGTTTTCTGTTTTTAGCTATGTGAGATAAAACTCGGACCCACTCAGACTTTGGGTTGTTTTTGTTTATTAGGTAACCTGTTTCCCCATTTTTTATAATCTCATCATAGCACCCACAATTAGTGGCTACCAAAGGAATTCCATACCTACCAGCTTCCATCGCCTTAATCTCCGATTTAGAATCGTTAAATTCATTAAACTCCAAAGGGGCAATAGAAATGTCAATGGTTCTGTACATAACTCCATACATGTGGGAAGGGGNGGCAGGATACACAACTATATTTTTGTGCTTTACTCCCATGCCAAATGATTTTTCGTAAGTATCCCAAACATCTTGCTGCCAGTCTGGCTTCTCATCAGGACCCAAAACTGGTCTACCGTAGAAGCCCCAGTGTACATTTTCAGCACCTACTTTGGAGTTTACCCCCATAACAATACTGGGAACTTGTCTCACATCCTGTTCATGGTGAATACCCCCTACCCACCCAATACGACACAGTTTTTTATTGGGGGTCTTTATTTTTGGAAAATTCCAACAGGGGAGGTCATAGTCTATAGCATTCTTAATAACACACAAAGTACCTCTAACATACGGAGCAACTCTCTGAGCGAACTTAGACTGCGTAACTGAAACTAAATCAGCATTGTGATACAAAACCTTAGTTAGTTCATCTAGCTGTTGGTCCTTGTACACCCCCTCCAATCTGTGCCCAGCGTATAAATTGGTCAGCAAATCATCAGTGTCATAATGTATAAACTTACCCTTTTCCTTACACCTCTTAAATAATTCAATCATGTAAGGAGGTCCCAGATTAGCAATATTCTGAGTGAACACGATATCAGCCCAGTCTAAATCCTCAAACTCTGTTCCTTTTTCTGCCGGTTGACGCTTGTCCTCATCCCATTTTAGGGGGTTAAAGTTAAACCTCACTTCAACATCATCTGGGTATTTCTCAGCGAGCTTGTCCATAGGCATAATAATCCTATAGTAGCTACACCCTCCAGTATTAGCAGGAAACGCAAGGATTCTAAGCTTGCGTTTCTCTTCCTTTTTCTTAGGTTCTTCAGTCATTACCCAAGCCTTTAAGATGAGATAGGTAATCTCCATCTTCTTCATCTGTAGAAGTGTTTGGCGTTGGGGTATCCTCTCCACCTGCGATGCTAAGAGCCATTTTTTTCAAATCTTCGTAAGAAGCAACTCTTACAAGGCCTTTAATATCGTGAAGCTCATCCAGCCATTGCGCAATCTCTTGGTCAGAGCCCGCACTGGTCTTTTTAGGTTTTGGTGAGGACTTATCATAGTTGGGCCATTGTCCTTGATTATCCTTGACAATCTTAAAGTCGTGCCCTGACTCAGTGCTAGTGATATCCCCAAAATCTTCGTCAAAAAAACAATCCAAAATCTTGCTAAAAAGCTTAACTCCCATGGAAAGAATTTTTACTTCTCCGGAATCACGCTCAACTGCATTCAAATAAAATCTTTTAGTAGCTTTAATCTGTCGAGCAATACTTTGGTTCTCCTCTACCTTGGTATTCCATAGCCTGAAGCTAAGGTCACAAAGAGGACAGTCACCTCCTTTGACCCTTGGGCAGTGATGATTTCTTCCATCAATTCGATGGATAGCTGTTTCCGCATAAAAATCCTCCCCTTCCTCCTTGGCGGGGAGAATTCTCACTACAGTGGTTCCTTCTTCCATCATCAGAAACCTCTTCAGGAAATCACTATTGTCACTATCAGACTTTACTCTGTTAATTTGATTGTACTTTTTTCGTAGTTCGTCTAAGTTTACCATGTTAATATTGTTATAAAAAAATAAAGGGAACTGTTTAGGTTCCCTTTATTATAGTTCGTTTTTACGAAGATTTAATTAGTTTTTACT